CGGCCCGGTCATTCTTTGAATGCTCTCTTCATTGGTAGCGAGTTTCGGTTCGACAGACTTAGCCGGTGCCGGGAAGGGCGGTTCAATGCCAGGAATTGGCTTAAGATCTATATTTTGGTGCGCGTAATTCATCATCCTCTGCCATGACATAGCCGGTAAAACGCCCCCGGTGAGATCTTTCATCGGTGTAAAATTATCATTCCCGAACCAAACGGCAGCGGTATAATTTCCCGTAAAACCTACAAACCACGCATCGCGGTAATTTTGTGTCGTTCCGGTTTTTCCTCCAACACGGGTCATGGGTAGTTGAGCACGCCGGCCAGTGCCGCGTTCGCTCACCGCGACGAGCATCTGATTCATATATTGGGCGGATTGCTCAGACATAACCCGGTGTGGTTTCGGGCCATCGCGGCCATAATCCCACAACACTTTGCCATCCGGCGACATAATTTGCGTGAAAACATGGCGAGTTCCGGCCATGCCATTATTGGGAAATACGTTAAAAGCGGTGGCCTGATCCAATACTGTCATTTCTGAAGTGCCAAGCACCATAGTTTTGTGGGACGAAATGGGCGACTCAACCCCCATCGCCTTGGTCAGCGCCACTATTGGGGCTGTTGTAAGGTGATCTCGCGCAAGTCTGACCGGAACCGTATTCATCGACCGCGCCAGCGCAGTGGTAAGATCGACTCGCCCCGCAAAGCTCCGACCATAGTTGCGAGGTGCCCAATTCCCCCAGCTGATCGGCGCATCAGAAATAACCGTTTTGGGCGTCATCCCTTTTTCCATTGCAGCGGCGAAAACATAGGGTTTGAAGGACGATCCCGATTGTCGCAATGCGCTCGTGGCACGGTTGAATTGGCTTTCCCCATAATCTCGGCCGCCGACAAGCGCACGTACTGCACCATCATTAGACAATACAACCGTGGCAGCCTGTGAAACATTATATTCCGCACCAAATTGACGAAGATGAAACTCTAGCGATTCTTCCGCTGCTTTTTGCAGATTGCGGTCGAATGTCGTCCTGACGATCAATGTATGTTGAGGTATATCGGCGGCAAGCTGTTTCACTTCTTCAAAAGCCCAATCGAGGAAGTAATCAGGACTTTCATTTTTTGCTCTATCAACAATATTTGCCGGGTGACGGCGAGCAACAGCGACCTGTCCCTCGCTCATGAAACCCGCTTCAACCATGCTTGATAAAACGACATTGGCGCGCGCACGTGCTGCAGGCAGATTGATATGCGGGGCAAATTTCGCCGGCGCTTTGAATAATCCCGCCAACATGGCGGCTTCCGCAAGCGATACATCTTGAACGTTTTTACCAAAATAAAATTCTGCAGCTGCGGCAATTCCGAAAGTGCCACCGCCCATATAGGCGCGATCTAAATAGAGCTGGAGAATTTCCTTTTTAGTCAAATTGCTTTCCAGCCAAATTGCCAGGAAAGCCTCGTTAATCTTGCGTGAAATTGTGCGCTCGTTAGAAAGAAACAGGTTCTTTGCGAGCTGCTGGGTGAGAGTGGAGCCACCTTGCACGACGCCATTCGCACGGATGTTCTGGGTAAGGGCACGGCTTAGCCCGAAAAAATCAATGCCTATATGTTCAAAAAACCGCCGGTCTTCGGTGCCTAATACAGCTTTGATAACATGATCCGGCAATTTGTCGATTGGTACTGCCTGGCGATGAAGAATGCCGCGTTGTCCAATTTCGTTCCCATAACGATCTAAAAACGTGACGGCATAATCATCCTGCGTACGCCAATCTTTTTTGGTTTGTTCAAATGCGGGCAATGCAAGCGCTAGCATTATAACCGCGCCAATAACCCCAAGGGTTACTGCTTCGTCCAAAATTTCGACAATGAACCGGCGAAAGCCTTTGACACGAAATCTATGGGAGAAAATCGTAAAATTTTCCCACGCTTCTGCACAGTAGAAGCGCAATCGATACAGGGTCGAGTCGATCCATGCATCAAGGCCAATGAGCCGCGATACCCGAAAAGGTCTGCTCTTTTTCTTCTTTAATTTCTTTTCGCCCGCTTTGCGCATAAACTCCAATTCGCCGCCTGAGATTGATTAGCAGATGGAATTACATCAACTATACCAGATTAATTCGTTATAAACCCCGAGAATTGCTAAACGCTTAAGGCAATTAAATAGGAAAAAAATCAACAATAGGAAAATAGTCCTTGACGCCGTAACGGTGCTTTGCTAGCTATTTGTTACGGTCAAGAAATTGTGGCTAGCGAAGATAGCTCACTAATTTAAGACCGGCAGCCAACACCCTTTAAGACAGCTTGCGTGGCTTGCGTGGCTTGCGTGGCTTGCGTGGCTTGCGTGGCTTGCGTGGCTTGCGTGGCTTTATACTAGCATCCTCATCAAGATGGCGGGACTCTATGGTTGCGGCACCAATAAGCATGACTTTGCTCTATAGTAACAATGCCACTTGAGGTGGCACTTTCGGAATTCACTTTTGAAAAAAGTAACAGGAGATGCGCGCCGCGAGGCGCGAGTCAGGCTGGCATTTCGCCTGCAAATGAAACACGGACTTTCCGCTGCTGATGTGGCTGAAATTTTAGGTTTGACCGAAAAATCCTATCGGAACCGACTTAGACGTTTAAAACTGGAATCGGACAATTCATTCTCGCCTACCGAAACCGAAACTGCTCTCAAGCGGCTTCAATCCGAATTACGCAAGTTGATTGATGGCGAGGAGCTGCCAGACAAAAGTAAAGCTGAAGCTTTGATGGCGCTTGCCCGGGCCGTCAAGACCGTCAGTGAATTGGTTTCCGAAACTAAAAATCAAGAACCGAATGAAGATGTCGGGGCCACGGTGAGCATCGGCGAGTTGCGTCAAGTGCTTGCTAGAATAGACAGGAGAATTGAAGAACTTGCACAAAAGCGCGCGCGGGAAATCCTGGGCGGCGGGATTGAAGCAAAGGCAAATATTAGCGGCGGAGAACGAATGGCTGATCAAAGCGCGTGACGCGCAACTGCCCCCGATCGGCGATTGGCGTGTCTGGCTTATATTGGGCGGCAGGGGTTCCGGAAAAACAAGAGCGGGTGCTGAATGGGTTTCGGGCATGGCGCAGGGGCTGTTACCTTTTGCAAGCCGATCAAGTGGACATATCGCACTGGTCGGTGAAACATTTGCTGATGCACGCGAGGTGATGGTGGATGGACCATCCGGCATCCTCTCTGTCTCACGTTTGGAACGCCCCCGCTATGAAGCGACAAGGCGTAGGCTTTTATGGAATAGCGGTGCAGTAGCATCGCTTTTTTCGTCAGAAGATCCCGACAGCCTGCGTGGTCCGCAATTCGATGCCGCATGGTGCGATGAATTAGCGAAGTGGAAACACCCGCAAGAAACCTGGGACATGCTGCAATTCGGCCTGCGCCTTGGCGAGCGTCCACGACAAGTTGTCACAACCACGCCGCGTTCGGTGCCATTGTTGAAAGCTCTGATGAGCGATCATTCAACCGCCATGACGCACATGCGCACCTCAGAAAACGCTGCCCATCTGGCAGATGGTTTCATCGAAGCAATTAACCAGCGATATGCCGGAACAAGATTAGGACGCCAGGAGCTTGACGGAGAATTCATTGAGGAACGCGCCGGGGCATTATGGTCGCGTGAAGCGATCGAAAAATGTTTCGTACCAGCAGCTCCCCCTTTGAGCCGCATATTGGTTGCGGTTGATCCGCCTGCATCTTCTGGCAAATCATCCGATGCCTGCGGCATTGTCGTGGCAGGTATCGATGAAAACGGTTTTGGGCATGTTCTGGCCGATGAAACCATGGAAATGGCAAAGCCTCATCAATGGGCGCGCCGAGCCGTAGCGCTTTATCATGATTATGAAGCGGATGCGATTTTGGCGGAAGTCAATCAGGGTGGTGAAATGGTAGCAGCCGTGCTTTCGGCCGAAGATGCTTCGGTTCCCGTTTTGATGCGCCGTGCTTCTCGCGGAAAATTTTTGCGCGCTGAACCGGTTGCGGCCTTATATGAGCAAGGGCGTATTCGTCACGTCGGACGCTTCCCAGCGCTTGAGGATGAAATGTGCGATTTCGCGCCCGATGGCCTATCGAGCGGCCGGTCGCCGGATAGAGTTGATGCACTGGTTTGGGCACTGAGTGAACTGATGAACGGCACTGAGCGAAAACCACGTATTCGTCGTTTCGGATAAACATAATCTACATCGGAGAGCCAACATATGGCGTGGAAATGGCCGTGGCGCAAAAGCGCTGCGAATGATGGCCTGCGTGGCGTGGCAGGTCGACAGACCAAAATGGCGAGCGGTTTTGTAGCGCTGCATATGGAACACAACGCGTCCTGGATCGGACGTGATTATGCAACCCTTGCGCGTGAAGGCTTCATGCGCAATCCGGTGGCCCATCGCTGCGTTCGACTTATCGCGGAAGCTGCAAGCAATGTGCCATGGCTTTTATATGAAGGCGCGATGGAACATGAAATCCACCCGCTTTTGGAATTAATCGCCCGCCCACAAGCGGGAGTGGATGGGCATAGTTTTTTCCAGCGCCTTTATGGCCACTTGCTAATCTCAGGCAATGCTTATGTTGAGCGGGTCGATCTGCCCAGCGGCCAGTTCGAGCTGCATCTTTTGCGACCCGAACGCGTGACGCTGGAAACAGCCAGCGACGGTTGGCCCGTTTCTCTTATATATCGGTCCGGTTCCATCAAACGAACGGTGATGCTTGCGGGCCACGCTCCAACCGGATTGCACTTGAAACTATTCCACCCGCTTGATGATCATTATGGCTTTCCACCGCTTGAAGCCGCATTGATGGCTTTGGACATTCATAATGCCGCCGGCGCTTGGAACAAAGCGCTGCTCGATAATTCCGCCCGGCCTTCCGGCGCATTAGTCTATGCACCAAAGGATGGAGGCAACCTGACGGAAGAGCAGTTCGAGCGGCTTAAATCTGAACTTGAAGAAGGCTATACCGGTGCTTCTGGTGCAGGTCGGCCATTGCTTTTAGAGGGCGGGCTTGATTGGAAAGCCATGGGCTACAGCCCTCAGGACATGGATTTCATCGAAGCTAAAAACAGCGCAGCGCGCGATATTGCGCTGGCATTTGGTGTCCCGCCGATGCTGCTAGGCATTCCTGGCGACAACACTTACGCCAATTATGCCGAAGCCAACCGTGCTTTCTATCGACTGACGATCTTACCGCTGATTGACCGTACCGCGAAAGCTTTGGAGTGCTGGTTAGGCCCGCTTTTTGGACGCGATTTGCGGCTGGAGCATGACATTGACCGGATTGAAGGCCTGTCATTGGAACGCGAAGCCCTGTGGCGCCGCGTAGCCGAAGCCACATTCTTAACAGATGACGAAAAACGTGAGGCGGTGGGCTATCAGCCGCGCGAGTGAAGAGGACGCCATGAATAGCTGGAGTGAAACAGTATTGGCATCTGAAGCTACGTGGTTGTGGTTCTCGAAAATCGTTGGGGCGGTTGCAGGCTCTGCTGTTTCGCTAGCCTATGTGTTGCCACGCGGCAAACGTGAGGCTGCGATCCGCTTCGCTGTGGGTCTGATTTGTGGCTTGATCTTTGGTGGAGCGGCAGGAGTTAAAATTGCTGAATTCTTGTCGCTTGATCATACGCTGGGCCGGGCCGAGCTCATGCTGATGGGATCGGCAGCAGCTAGTCTCGCAGCTTGGTCGGCGCTGGGGATACTCAAGCGTTTTGCCGACCGAGCAAAAAATGCAGCTTTGCCTGGGATTTTAGCGGAGGCCGAAATTTTGCCAGAAGAAAGAAGCAGGAATGGCAGGGGTTAATTTCAAAATCGAAACCAAACGGGCATCGCTCGCGCTCGATGAAGTGCAAATCGATGGAAGCTTTGGTGGCTACGCCAGTGTTTTTGGCCTTGCGGATCTGGGTAACGATGTCATTGAACGCGGTGCATTCACGCGTTCGTTGCAAAAACGCAAACCATCCGGTGTCAGGATGCTTTGGCAGCATGATGCGGCCGAACCCATAGGTGTCTGGACAGATATTCGTGAGGATTCGCGCGGGCTTTATGTCGAAGGCAGGCTCGCCAAAGGCGTTGCCCGTGCGCGGGAGGCTCTGGAGCTCATGCGCGCTGGTGGACTTGATGGGCTTTCCATTGGCTTTCGCACCATCAAAGCGCGCAAAGATGCCCGAACCGGGTTACGCCATATCTTGGAGGCGGATCTATGGGAAATATCGGTTGTTACTTTTCCCATGCTGCCGCAAGCGCGGGTGAATACCGTCAAGGGCCGATTGCCCACAATCAGACAATTTGAACATTGGCTCACGCGGGATGCGGGGCTGAGCCGAAGTGCTGCACGAACCGTCATTGCCAAAGGCTATGCGGCGTTAGCAGCACTTCAAGGCCACGATGGGCGGGATGCCGTCGGGTACGATGAAGCAAACCTAGCACAGCGTATGCGGGAAGCTTCAAAACTGATGATCGCAAACATAAAATAATAGGATCAATATGCAGAACAATCATGCAATCCAGCTCGAAACCAAGAGCGTGGAAACGAAGGCGCTCGACACCAATTCAGTCAATAATGGTGATATCGCCGCAGCATTTGACGATTTCATGTCGGCATTTTCCAGTTTCCGAGAAGCCAATGACGAACGGCTGAAAAAAGTTGAAAAAAATGCCGATGTGGATGTGTTGCTGCGCGAAAAGGTGGAGCGTATCAACCACGCGCTGGATGAACAAAAACAAGCGCTCGACCAATATGTGCTAAAACAGTCCCGTCCAGCACTGGGTGGATCGGGCGCTGTCGTCAATATTGAGCACAAGCGAGCATTTGATGGATATGTACGCTCCGGTGACGAACAATCATTGCGCGGTGTCGAACAGAAATCCCATTCCTACGGAAATGGCCCTGATGGTGGCTATCTGGTGCC